AAACCCAACATCTCTTAATGATACTACTGCTGGGTCAGGAATGGCTATCAGTGTTGGAACTAGTACTGCAATACCTGCTTATACTATAAATAGGTGTGGTAATACAGATATTACTTCTAATTTAAATTTACAATTATTTAATGGAAGTATTGGGCAAGAAATTTTCTTCATGTGTAGTGAAGGAAGTGGTAATGTAGTAATTACTCCTTATAATAATAACATAGTAACAACTGGAACTAATGATACAATAACATTAAATAAAGTAGGACAGAGTGTACATCTTTTAGCAATTGACAATGGATCAGGTTTACCTATTTGGTTTATTATTGGAGGAAACGGATATACAATAGCATAACAATTAAAGAAATAAAATATTCATGGCAACAACGCCCTTAATTAGAACACCGCAAGCAGACGGAGGAACATTTTACACGTTTTCTTCATCTGCTAAAGACTTATCTAGAACTCTAAATAATGATGAGTTAAAATTAGTCTTTTCTAAGTTTGTGCTTCTTAATCTACCAGATATGGATAGATTAGATCCCACAACATTTAGCCAATACCAAAATTATATGCAATTTGATACTATTGATGGATCAATTTGGAATGGTGGATTAAAAGGTGATCCTAATGTTAACTTTACTGAAAGTCTTCAAAATTACGCGCTGAACTTAGAAGAACTTATTATTAGTGATGTTAATTATGATAATACTACAAACTTATCTGTAAGTGAAAGAGTATTTTTTAAATGGTTAAAGGAAACTGGTGCTATGCGATTTCGAGAAGCTACTGTATTAGAAAAAGCCAGTAGTATAACAACACCTAGATTTGTTGAAGAAGATGAAGTAACTAGTGGAACAAGACAGTATAGAAGGGTTGTTAGATATATTGGTGAAATAGATATTGTTAACAATGTTGATAAAGCAGGAGAGGCTTATACAGAATTATACATTAATGTGCCCACTGAGGTTGGTAGAACACCTACAATACTCTTTGATTCTATATCTGATACGAATTACCAACCGTCTTTAAAAATACAAGGAAAAGATGAGTATATCATGGGGAGGAACAGTGCAACTGTTCATCCGCAAGGATTAGATATATTTGCTTATTATGATTATGATCAACAGTTACAAGGAGCCGGCCCTGCGGGTTATACTGATCCTGATGCTGATTGGATGGGATTAGGTCCTGCTACAAGTGTTAATGCAGCTGATGCTTATTTTACAGAACCTACTACATTTACTAGCGCATTAAATGCTGACATTAGAAAATATCCTGCTGATTACAATAATCCATCAGGTTATTCAGGCTCTGCATATGTAAGAAGCCAATTAGATGGTATTAGTGTAGATTTTAATCCTAATGATTACCAACAAATTGTACAAGATGGTACAATAAGTACTATACCTCAATTTAATGGAACTGATTTAGCAGAATCCTTTGAATTTAATTCAGTCTTAGTTTATTATGATATGGTAGACTTAAGCGATTCTTCTAAAACAAAAACTAACTTATATGGTATTTTAATCTTAGATAATATAACACCTACAACTGACGGTGGTTATATTCAAAGATACCCAAAATATAAACCTAATCTTGTAACTGGCCAAAACGGTAATAGTTATGGATTTAAAATTAATTTAAGATTTGATGCTTCACCTGGAACTGCAGGTATTGATACAATAGTGAATGATTATAATACTTTTTCTATGGGATTATTTTCAGATGCATCTGCACAGCTACAAGCATCTGCTCAAATATTCCAAACTCAACAACTAGAATTAACAGATATACAAACCAGATTAAATTCAGTAGAAAATTCTTTAAATTCAGTTAGCACATCAGCATTTTTACAATCACAAATTAATAATTTACAAACACAAATTGATAACGCATCGTTAGCTTTTGCAAGTAGTACTACATTATTAGATTTAATTGCTAAGAATTCTGATGAAATCCAAGCATTGGCTAATGGTGAGGTTGCTACTACATTACAATATAATACAGATGTTGTTAGACAAGGAAGAGGAATAACAGTTGATACTAATACACCTAATCAGATTCAAATATCTAATAATGTACAGGCATATAATTTTATGGTTCCTTTAGACGATGGTGGTGTACAAATAACATTAACCAATCCTTTGAATTTAAATGTAGTTGCTCCGCAAGTAGTCACTGAGTTAAGAACTTATACCAATATGCTAAGATTAGATACAATAAATGAAGCTGCTGGTGATTTAAGTATATACATCGATGATACTAATATTCAATGGACAACTGGCCAAGTGGTACGATTAACATTTAATAATGTTCCCTTAATGAGTTCAAGAGATATAAAAATATATACTGATTCACCAAGTAGACTGAATACAGGCTCGTTTGGCAAATTAGCAGTTACTATTCCTAATTCAGTAATTAGTAATATTCCTATCATTGATATAATTTGTACAGAGCAAGGTGTTCTAAATTTTACGTATGACTGTATTAAATAAATAATAAAAAGTAAAACCAAAAATGGCTGAAAATAATTCAATACAAACTTTACTACCAGAGCTTTTAAGACTTTTTAATAATTCATTAGAAAGCTTTGAGAAAGTTAATCAAGCTATTACCTCAAGCCGGGATTCTGTAACTGTTAATATTCAAAATAATGATGGTACTAATGCTAGGCTTACTATTCCGAGTTTTGGTTTTCTTAAAAATTCTGTTGATAGATTAAATACTAATATTAATACTTTAACTAATTTTAATGATGCTGATAGTTCTATAAGATTACCTGATGGAACTTTTAGAAAATTAGTATTAGCCAAACTACCAACAGAGGCATTAGATCTAACTTCTTTAAATTCTGTTACAGAATTTAACATAAAACCTAATTGGTTTTTTGAAGAATTAATTAATCCTTTATTATATGTTTCTTTTGATATTACAGGACAGGCTCCTATTGATACTGAAAGGGCAATTATACAAAGATATATTTTAGATACTAATTCTCAATCTAAAATTAACTTTTTTGATTCTTCTTATAATGGAAATCCTAACATAGATTATGATACTTTTTTACAGGAGATTGTAGAAAAAAACATATCATATGTTTTAGATGAAGCAGTGGTAGATTTACCACCAAGAGAGAAAAGATATTCAGGAAAATTCAGTGTAATTAGAATTGGTGAAGAAAGTGTTACAGAAACTATAAATGGTGTAGAAGAAACTACTGTTCAAAAATTATATAAACTTAACAAAATATTCTATACTGATTCAGAAGCTGATTTTGCAGATACTGTTCAATTAAAAGTAGGAGATAGTCTAGAGGTTGTATCTACACCTATTGATACGAGATACACAGTTACCCAAATTGATTCTAGTACAAATTCTGTTACTGTAAGATTGCAAGAAGGTTCTAGAACAATAAGTATTGGTGCTGATGTTTTAAAAATAGGTTCTTCTTTAAATAATTTATTAGAAGTTGATGTTACGGTAGGATTTAATGAAAGGTGCGTAACCTTTATTAAACCGATAGACCCAGATTCTAAAATACCCGCAGTTAATTATTCTCCAGGTAGTGGATTTTATACAAACGATTTAAATACAATTGACCAAAGCGGAAACCAACAAAGTTTAGCTGATTATTATCAACAAAGCGCAGTTGACTTTGGGAGATATTTATTATCATTTGCACAAGATAAAATTCCAACTAGTAGAGAAGGATTAACTCCTAATACTCCAGTGTTATCATCTGATGATTTTACAGTATCTCTTATAAATGGGCAAGTAAGTAATTCGGATGCCATTGTCCAACTTAAAGATTTAAATAACCAAAAGAGTACTATACAAGCTACATTATCAGAATTAGATGTTGCAATTTCACAAAGTAGAACAAAGATACAAACAACTAATTATACTACTGAAGTTGAAAGAGATGCTGATAAAAATGCTTTACAAGGTTTAATCACAGAGAGGGCATCTCAATCCAAATTATATGCATCTGTAGTAACTGAAATTGATGCTTCCGCTTCTGATAATTCAGTAAACAGTATAACTCCTAAATATAGAGTTCGAGGATTTTGGTCAATGCCTGAAGAAAAATCGGCGCCAGAAACAGGAGTTCAAGATATAATAAAATTTAAGTATCGTTATAGATATCTTTCTGCTGATGGTGCAGCTAATCCTGTTAATCAATTTACTTATACTGATGGGAGCGGTACAAGCCAAGGTGCATTTTCTAATTATGTAATAGTAGACAGTGTGCTAAGACCTAGAACAAAAAATAATATAACTGGTTTATATGAATGGGCTGCTATTGATGATGATAATGCAGATTCAGTTAATATTAACCAATTAGATATTCCAATTAGAAAGGGTGAACAGGTAGAAATACAAGTTAAGTCAATCTCAGAAGCAGGTTGGCCATCAAATCCATTAGAGAGTGAATATAGCACTGCAATTAGAGTAGAATTTCCAGCAGACTTAAGTTCAGATAGTGCTATTGAAGCTATCTTAGCACAAAATCAAGAAGACTTAGCATTAGTTGCATTAAATGAAAATTTAGAGTCTATCGGATTACCTACTCACTTAAGTAGTTCTTTTACTGCTAATGAAACATATTTTGCTCATTCATCTCCAGTTATTGCATCTGGTTTTTTATCAGAAAACCAAACGCCGATTGATTTATTTACTAAATTAAACGAGATGCAAAACCAATTGGATTTATTTGCTGAAATATTAAATAATGCTCAAGGTGAAATGAATACTACTCTAGTTGATGATGGTGGTAATACTTATAAATTAAGAAGGAATGCAGTTACTAAAATATTTGCTGGGTTTTATTCACAAGAGGTTGATGGTTTAGATGATCCTAGAGGAGCTGTGATTTCTAAAACATATTTTATTAATATTGCAAATACTTCACAAACACCATTACAATTAATTGCTAGAGTTTCAGGTAGTAGAACAAGAATGGTTAGACAATCTGAAGACCCCGCATCTTATGCCGTAAATACTGGAGCAATAGATAGTGGTTCTACTATTTTACCAGCAACTTATTCCTGGTTAGATAATAGTGCAACCAATCAGTCTGATGATAGGGCTACGTACCGAGGAGATGATGTAGATTATAATACTATTAGAAAGTATGATCTTACTGCTATATTATTAACAAACCCTGATGTTACATCTACAACACAATATGGCCAAACGGTTTCTTTACCCCCATACCAATCTACACAAAATAAAAATCAATTTATTTATAGTAGATTTTCTGATGTTTCATCTGAGAACAATTTTTATAGTTATATTAATACTAACCCTGCACCACAGTATACTATTAATTTAGATACTGCGGAGAATTTTTATAATTCGGCCACCTCTACAACTACAGGTAGCCCAACAACTGAATTTATTTGGGGCGGTGGATTTACTAGTGCAGGATTACCTACAACTACAGCAACATACCCAAGTGGGGATAATGTAGTAACGGTATCAATTGCCCATCCATTTTTAACTAATTATACTGCCTATCGTGATGCTTACATTGCACTAACAAATGATAGTAATACATTACCAGCTACACCAGGTGCAGGTATTGATTGTACTACCACAGCAGGTAATGGAACCGGTGCTGTATTATTTAGACAAGGTAAATTTGCACCATTAACTACAACTTCAAAATATGGTAAACAACAAGGAATTTATTTAAATGAAAATCTTACAGATTTAATTGCTTTAACTGCAACACTAAGTCCTAGTTTTGATACGGGTCAACCGTTCGAGGCTAGCCCTTCGTTGACTACACCTGCTTTGGCTAATCTTTGGGATCCTGCAGCAGCAGGTTATATTACAGGTGGTTATAGTAGAAATGCTAAAAATTCATTTGATGGTTTTGACCAATATACTTTAGGTAAACAATCATGTGGGTCTTATCTTTTTATGTCTTCTGATAATCATCAAAATATACAAGTTCCTGGTGATGCAACACAATCTAGAGAGGTTGTTGCATTTGGACAACAGAATGCTATTAGTGTACCTTTAGTTTTTCAATATAGAATGACTGATTACTTTGGAACTATTTCAGGAAGTGGCTTAGGAAATATTGGAGGTGATTCTTCAGGATCTACTGTTAATCTTACTTATGCTAAAAGAATAGGTTTTGATATTTATCCTAATAATGCTGATGTTTCTCAATTTGATATTGAAATTTCTGCTAAGTATAGATCTGATAGATTAAGTATAGATGTATTCCCTAAAGCAACAGTGTCTAAAGGATTAAATGATTTGGAGAAAGTTGTAGCAGGATTAAGACCTTCGATAAACCAAACAAGAGTTTCTAGACAATTTTCTCTTACTAACGTTGACGGAGGGCAAGGGCCATTAACTCAGTAACAGTCTTAGTTTATTTTAACTTTATCTTTGGTGAATAAATAAAAAAAGTGAAAGATAAATGGCTAGAGCACTCCTAGATAAAGCATCATATAGTTTAGTTAGAACTAATCCTAAATTAACAGGTAATGTTAAAGTAGTGTCGGATGGTACCGATATTTACTTAGAATCGTTTAGTGCTAATACAAGACTATCTTCTCAAAAGTTTAAAGCATTTAAAGTAGACGGTACTAGTACCTATGATCAAGATGTTTTTAAGTTTTTTAATTTTGGTAAATTCCCTGCTGAATCTGCATATGAAATATTTCAGGAATATGAAGATGATGCCGTGTTATCTAAATACGGTAATCAATATGAAATGTTTTATTGTGCAGGAACAAGATCTATAGCATCTGAAAGCTATCCTGAAAGTTTAGGTACATTAGCTCCTCTTTGGTTAAATCAACAAATTCCTAATTCTTTTGTAATTTTTAGATTAGATGACCCGGCTGCTGTAAACAATTTAAATGCAACTTCAGAAAATGAAGGCACCGACAGTGCACAAACATCTATTAATTTTACTAAGCAAGTATTAGAAAATTGTACAGCTATAAAAACCTTTGATCTGTCTGAAGGTACTCCTCTTGGTTCATACATAAGAAATTATAGAAACCAAGAAAACTTTCCTGAAGTTCCACTTACTATGACTTGGAGAAAAGACGAGCCTATTTTATGGAATGGAATATCTTATAAAAGTGGAGGTTTTTCAAGTTCAGGTAATTTTGCATATAAAGATCTAGTAACTTTAGATTCTACAATTATTCAAGATGAGTATTTATTTACACAAGGTTTTGAAAATAATGGAATCTTATTAGCAAACTTATTAAATTTAGAATTTTTATTTGATGATCCAACTGCTAATGACTATTCAATCAATAGATATTTTGGTATGTATGTTAATGAGGTTGAAGAAGGAAAGTTTGATATATCTGGCGAAGCATTTTATAAAAATACCGAAAAGTCTCAATTACCTAAGATAAAAACTATAACAGAAGTTTCTCAATATTTAAATACACCGTTTGAAATTACAAATGAACAAGGTATTTTATTATTTTTAGATCCTACAAAAACTGAAACAATAACAGGATTGCCTACACCTGCTAGAGTAGACAGTGTTGAGTCTATATTTTATGTTAAGGATAAAGAAGATGATTTTCACACAATTAAAAAAGGGTCTATTTGGGGTAAAGATCAAATAAGATTATTTGATACTAAAGTAGATATATCATTATTTGCAGGATACCAAGAACCAGATACTTTTGCTAATGCGAGTATAATAGAACATGAAGGGTTGGCTCAAATGTATATTAAATTAACTGGCGGAATTAGTGGGAACGCTTTATCAAACGGAACTGCAACGGCTAATACTACAAATAATTATGGTTCTGGTGTTCCTATTGTTTTGTATAACCCAAGCGGTAATATAATTGTAGGAAGTACATTGGAAAATGCTAGTAATCAAAATAGTGTAATACCTCTTAATACGCAAGTAACTTCTGTGGTTTATAATTATAACGGGCTTTCGGCTACACCAACTACCCCAGTAACAGCTACTGTAGTACTTACACAATCAGTAGATTTAAATGAGGGAGATTTTTTAACATTTACTTCCCCTATGCCTAGAGTAGAACAAATACCTACTGGTGTTAGAATTAAATTTTATGATGGCTTCGATTTTACAGGTGAAGTTATTGCAGATTCTAGTGTTGCTACAGTACCGGGTAAATCAGTACAAAATTTCTTTAATCCGTTTGGTAGTATAGAAGAGGTTGTACAGTCTATGACATCTGCCATAAATAAAGGCATAAGTGAAAATAAAAGATTTTTTACAGCAACATTCAATAAGGATACTGTTTATATTAAATCTAGATTTGGTGGTACTAGGTTTAATAGACTTAATTTTAAAATGGATATTAATTATCCCGAATTATTTGATTTAACCACTACATATCCTGCAACTACTGTCACAGATCCTAATAAGAATTTTGTAGGTGGAAATGATACAAATAATGCTTTATTAAAAGTAACACTAGGTGACCAAGATAGATTCATTAAAGGTAATTTTGTACAAACAACTGGTGACTATACACAAATTGGAGATTGGGTACCATATACAGAAGAACCTATTTATAATGGATTAAATGAAATTATAGGATATACAGATATTGATAAATATGCAGTTATAACTTGTAATGATAATCAAATAATGGTAACTAGGTCTAATCAAGTTGCTTTATATTCTGATTATAAACCTTCTTTTGGTAGATTTTCATTCTTTGATGTTAAGGATTTTGATTTTGATTTTCATAGTAATTTATATAGTCAAGAAGGCGAGTTAATATATGAGGAAAACCATTATAATCAAACTGTTCCAAATTTAATTCCTTTACAATATACAGGAGTTAGCGGTAATCCTGAAATTAGAGAATTTTATGATAATGGTGGTTTCTATAATTTAATTGGTTTATTTAATGATGCGGAAGACCAAAACCCTGATGATGAATATATTAAAAGTGAATATATCCGATTAGAAGAAAACTTTTTAACATCACAAGCATCTGCATCTAGGATTGCACCTTATATTAATAAATGGGCATGGGTTAATGGTGGTAAGGATGTAAGAAATCACCCATATAGATTAAACGTAAATGAAGCCTTTGGTTTAAATAATTTTGGGCCGTCTAAATGGGATAAGATACCTACTGCAAGTGGATATAGTCAAGAATGGTATTATCTTTCTGAATTTCCAGAATATTTTGGGAAGTCAGCAATAGAAGAATCATGGAGTTATTTTGATACTGCACCTACTGATAATACGGAGGCTAACCCAGCAACTGGCCAAATATTTGTACCAGGTACATTTCAAAATGTTAATAAAAATTATTTTGATGATTACTTTATTGCACAAAGATTTACCACAGGAGGTATTACTGAAATAGATAGACAATTAAGATATGGTAGATTTAATGGTGGGGATGCAAAGAATTTTTCCGAAACATTTTTACGTGGGGTTAGAATTATAGCAAAGCCTAAAGCAAAGTTTACAGAGAAACCTGATTTTAATGCTAGATCATTATCATACGTACCAAGTGGTGAGTTTAATGATTATAGGTTTTCAGTTATGCTAGTTCCTAATCTTCCAAACAAACCAGATTTGCAAGTAAAATTTATTAAGAATGAAAAATGGAAAACTGTAGTAATGTTAATTTCTATTTCTTACGCTAATAAGTGTATTAATGATGATACAAAATCTATTATTGATAGAACTAGTTTATACTCTCTTACTAGTAATTTTAGAGTTAATCCTGATTGCTCTGTTGTGTATGATCCAGGACCGCCACAAACCCCTAAATATAATTCTACCGTATTAAGAGGCGCTATTAATCTTTTAACTACAACAGGACCAGTAAATAATATATTTACAGTAAAAGGTATTCCTGATAACAATGGTGTATTTCCTAAATTCTTAGAAGATATTAGAATATTAGAAAATGGTACTTATGGGCAAATAAAATTTCAAGTCAGTGGTGACAATTTTGTAATTGATGGTATATCAACTATTACGGGTAATGATTCATTTTTAGCTTCAGTGTTCACTAAAAATGGTAACCCTTTTACTTTACCTAATTCTTCACCTAATATTAATTTAATGAGACAAGCTACTTACCTAATTGGCAATGGTGGTATAAATCAATATGAGAGTGTATTAAATAGAGCAACCTTTGGTGAAATCTTTGATGCTGTAAATAAAGGTAATCCTACTATTTTATATGAAACTATTGCAAGTGACGGTACACAAGTTAAAAATAAAGACGGGTCTTTAGCTCAAACTTTTGGTATAGAATTGCGTGCACAGGCTGATATATTAAAATCTATTTATGTTGGAGTGTTACCTGACCCTGCTAAACCAACTGCTTTTAATTTAACTGATGTTGTTGGATATGATTTATCTTTACAAAAAACTCCAAGGATTACACCAATTGCAAGACATGCTGGTTATTATGAGCCTTATGCTTTACCTTTACTTTCTTTTAGAGATCCTTATATGAATTTAGATTTTAGTGGTATTACAGCTTCTGCTTTACCAGATGACTCTGTTTATAAATTAAAAGTATTAGAATTATGTAAATATAAAAATACTCAGTTTAATAGTGCAGATACTAATTTTGGACAAATCCCTAATTTTTATTATCATAAAGTAAATGAACAAGACCCATCTACTGTTTTAGAATTATCAAGAGAAAGTGCGTTTCCTAGCTTATACCCTTTAATTAATGAAATAGGAATTGATTATAAAGATTTTTATATATTTTCTTCTAATTGGGAGCCTTCATATTTTATAAAAAGTATTGATAAATCTCAAATAGAACCTATCATAGGTACTAGGTCTATGCTTGAAAAAAAATCATTTTTTGGATCTAAATATCTTAAGGTTCCAGAAACAATTATTTTAGAAACTTTTGAACCTAGCCCTTTTGTTAAAGGAGCAATTAAGCAGCCTAGTTTAGTTAATGGTACTTTTATGTACCAAGACCAGGCATCAGTAACAATTAATAAAAGAATAATTAAATCAGAAGGTGTTAGGCAAATAAGAAGAATTAAGAAAAAACCATCATCTCCATTTGTTACATTTTATTTGTTTAATGAAAAGAGATTAATGGAATATTTATTTACTCCTATTAAGGAACAGTTTCAAAAATATGTTAATGAATTATATGGTTGGGGTGATTTAGAAACTTTAGATGATGATGTTAATGAATACATAAGAGAAAATATATTAAAGCTTTATAAAATAGAAAAGGTAGATTTTTATACTTTGGCTAGCAGAACAAAAGGTGGGGATACTTATACTACAGCCGAATTAAGTAATGTACAAAAAATTAGCAATGGGTTAACTCTTAATGAAAATTCTGCATCAAAAACCCTAAACACAAATCCATTTGATTTAAAGCTAATATATAATAAAAGAACAGGTTTTACTGAATCGTATGGGTTTAGTATAACTATAGTTAAAAAATAATAAAAAGAAATGCCAATCACTATACAAGAAATAATAGCATCAGATACTATTTCACAACTGGTCGATAAAACAAATTTTAATTTTGATCAATTGTTACTTAATGGTGGAGGGCCATCCGGGCCAATTGGACCACAAGGACCTATAGGTCCTGTTGGTGGGAGAGGACCTAAAGGAAGTACATGGTATGATGATCCTAGTTCTATTTCTGCAACTAATCCTAATACTATTATAGTATCTCCTACTTTATTATCTGGAGATTATTATTTAGATTTTAATGGCGATGTTTGGGAATATAATGGAACGACTTGGATTCAAACAAATATTGATTTAAAGGGTGCAACCGGTGCACAAGGTGCAGGTGGAGGTTTTGCATTAGCATATGGTTCTCCTATTAATGCTGAAAATACAAAATATCAAGGACCTATTGGTTTTGATAGTAATACAGGAATTGCAAACGGTGCAAATACTACTAATGAAGGCGTTCCTTCTATTATGATAGGTGGTGCTGTTACTATTACTGATGACATAGATTCATCAATTCCATTAACACATGCATACATAATTCCTAATGTTATAGCAGAACAAACTAATAGCCCAACAGTTTCTCTTTTTTTACACCAAAGAGATACTGCTACTAAAGGTATAATGTTTCACGGTGGTGCGGCTACTCCTGCTGATAAGTTTGAGCAACTAAATATTGGTTCCTTGAGTTATATAAAGATAGGGACAGATGATAGATTAATTTTAGGTGGAGAGAAACCACCTACGAGCCCTTCTCTTCAATTAGATTTAGTTGGGTTAGAACTTCTTACAAACGAAAGATCGCAGGAATTTAACGCTGGAAAATCTATTTCATTAAATAGCGGTATATCATCAGTTGGGTATGGCTTAGGTAATGATTCTAATGTAGAAATAAAAGTAGGATTAGGATCGTCATCAGGAAATAAGTTTATGGTTACTACTGAAGGTGCAACTGCATCAGCCGTACTAGAGCAAGGTACTGGGTTTCCTTTTGTAGATGTAATTCCTACTCCTCCTGGTTTAGCTGGAACATTTCAAGTAAAAGCAGGGCCTATTAATTTTGTGTCTAGTGCTCTTGAAAATATAACTGCTTATTCAGGTGGTAATATTACTTTAGATACTACAAAGGTACCTTCTTCAGGTGGAGGTATAAAATTGCAGACCCTAACAGGTAATATTGAACTTATTACCTCGAGTAATGACCCAAATGGAAATATATTTATAAAACAATCTACATCATCAGCTAATGCTCTTGGTAATATTGTTATTGAAAACTTATCCGCCGCCCCTAATACGTCAAACGGTGGGGATATTTATATACAAGGTAAGAGTCAATTAATTGTAAAAAATGCTGGCACTACAGCAATAGCTCAACCTAGTATAGTTATAGATTATGGCTATCACCAAAGCAACGATCCTACAAAACCGCTAAAACCTCATACTAGATTTGTAGGTGATCAAACGTGGGCAAAAGAAGGCTTACCTTCTGGTATTCAAATACCAAACGCCAACATACATCAATATAATTATTTAGATTCTACTCTTACTGTCGGTGGAAGTATATTTAGACAAACTGGAGATTCTTCTTTAACTGATGTAGTTGCAGGTTCATTATATGAAAAGTGGGTTGGTGGTACTGCTGTACAAACCAATGAACCAATGCACCAAATAACTATTGGGCAAGGTAATGAAGGAAGTCCAGCAGGTTATCCTATTACAACGCCGTATGAGGCTTATGATAATTCACTAACTTTAAAAGTTTCTGATAATGTTGCCAATATTACTACTAAAGATTATGTTACTATAAGTAAAAATAAGATAGGTGTTGCAGTTCCATTAGTATTAAAAAGAACTAATGAGGCAAACAGTACTAATAACTCTGCCCCTGGCTATCCAAATCCAATTAACATTAGTCAAAAGTTTGGGTGGGATCCTCGTAATTTTGATTCTACGCCATCATCATCAGCAAACGGCAATATGCCAACAACGGCTGATTTAAATGTTCCTTATATTGAAATTGGTGTTGGTATTGGATACGGTAATGTATCTAGTACTAAAACTGAAAATAGAGAAGATAAGGATTATACGTTTCATTTTCCTACAGGGCAATATCCAGGGCAGATGATAAGAGTTGTAATGTATAACCAAGCTTATAGGTATCGAGTTACTAGAGGGCTAAACCAAGAAACATGGAAGTATTATGGAGATTTTACATTAAGATTTCCAACTATGAGAATGCAAAGAGCACTAGGTAATCCTTACACAAGTTGGTGGAGTACAACTGAACCTGGGGCTTCGCGAGATCTAGAATTATCGATGTCTGCCGGTGATGATGTATTAGGTGTAGGAAAAAGAGTTATGATAGACCTAGTATGGAATGGTGCAAAGCAGGCTGTCCAAAGAGGATATCCTCAAACAGGAACCGCGGATAATCAATCTACTGCTTTAATAGAATACGGATGGGATATAACTAGTTTCAGCTTCCTTGGAGGTTCATGGAATGTTAACAGAGCAAACACTACTTCCGGAACTACATTTCCTACTACTGGGACACAGCAGCCAGTAACATAATATTTAAAATAATAAAAATGACAAAAAAAGAAATAAAAGAACTTAACAGTTATGTAAGTAGATATAGGGAAATTCAACTTTCCTTAGATTTGATGCAAAAGAGTATCCAAAGTTTAGCAAAGAAAAGAGATGGTCTTTTTGAAGAAGTAGATGGAATGAAAGGTAAAGAAAAAAAGTTTATCGATAAAATTGCAAAAAAATATGGAGCTACGGAAGTAACCCCTAATAAGTTAATGAAGTATATAAAATGATTTTAATAATTAAAAATATTCTTGGTATTCTAACAGACCCAAAGAACACTAGGATGTTTTTATTGGGAGGAATCGTAGTGTTATTATTTTTATTAGTTAGACAGTGTAATGAAACCGAATATGCAAAAGGGGAAGTTACTAGATTCCAAAATAATCTTTCAGCCGCTAATGATACTATTCTTAATTATGTAAATGAAAATGGAGAATCGGTTGGTGAAATAAAAGGTCTTAATTTGTCATTAGAAGAATTAAGAGATAGTTTAGAATATGAAAAAGGCAGACCTCCTATAACAATTGTAAAATATAAAACAATTGTAGAAGAAAGGATAGTAGAGGTTCCAGTTAAAACAAAAGACACTGTTGTTAAACAAGATGGTGTAGAGTTTAAATCAGTATTAAGTTTTGATTCTAAAAGTAACTGGGAAAAAAGTTCAAGATTAATTGATGTATCTTTGCCTTATACCTTTACTGATAGTTTAATGTTTGGTTCTGCAACAATAGGATTAAAACAAAATATATGGTTGGATGCTACATTATCACAAGATCTTAATACTAAGGAAGTTTTTATAAAGTTAACTTCTGATTATCCTGGTACAACATTTAATAATACACAAGGTATTATGATTGATCAAAATAGCCCTGAGTTTAAAAGTATACAAATGAAAAATAGAAAACCTTTTGGATTAGGTATTAATATGGGAATGGGAATTACCGGAGATGGTAATTTTGGGCCATATATCGGATTAGGAATTTCGTGGAACCCAAAGCTTTTACAATGGTAAATAAATAGAATAGAATGGAATCATCAAGGTTTATACAAATATCTGAGCAAATACTTATAGAGTATGTATATACTAGTCAGGCAACACCGACTACGTTTAATACTGCTACATATCCTATTGAGCTTATGAGAGATGCTAATACTAAAGGAACTTATTTCTTTAATACAGATAGTGTCTCTGCTGTAATGGGTAATTATAGAGATATATCTGCAGTTTCAAATAATAAAGAAAAAACACAATATGTTTATTTAGATACCTCTATTGGGGTACCTTATAATGATTTTAGCCCTGCATTAACTGATAGTGCAAATCTCTTACAGACATTTACACCACAACTTGATGTTGCATATGATAAGATGAGAGTACATTTTGTAGCAGGTTTTAGTTTTGGGGATTTTGATGGTATTGTATTTGAAGCATTAGCACCAAGAAGAGATAGTGTTATGCTAAATCTTGCTTCTATAAATTTCCTAAAAACTGATACACCTACATTTAATCCTGAACCTTTACTAATTGCAGATAAATTATATGCAACATTTATAGAGTGGAGAGTACCTTCATTATTCTATATGAATAATTTATTTACTACTTCAGATACTAATGGGGTTGCTTATAAAGTTACTGAAGGGCAAGGATTTTTAAGTACACCACCGATTACATTAAGAGCATCTGGTATTTTACAAACTATTACTGAAAATGCTTATAGTTTTTATGAGATGCAAGAAATAAATTCTGTTTCTATCTTAAATAGAGATATTTATGATAACTTATATGCTGAAGTAAAGCAATCAGATGCTGGAGATTATTTTGAGCTATCTGGTCAAGTTGCAGGATCCACCTTTAGTAATTTTATTGCTCAATTGAATTCTTCTGGTGGACAGTATGTAGTTTTTCATGAAATTAGTGTAACTGAGCAAATAGGTACTGTATTTACGCAAACAAGTTTTCAAGTAATTTCACAAGATACGGATTTTGATGAACCTGTTTTATTTAGGCCTATTATAAAAAATGGTAATACTGCTGTATCATTTTCTATTAATTATGTATTACGATTATATAATAAAGCCAATGCCACACAAATAATAAAAAATGCAAAATTAACATCGTTTGATGCTCAAAAGTATGGAAGACAAATGGTTCAAATTAATTTAGGAGTTGTGCCAACGGTGGCTAATGTTTATAACAGAATTAATAATGATACAGGAAAACAGATAGTTATAGGAACAGGTGGTGCTAGCAATGCTGATACATCCGAACAAATAGTTGAAAAACTAGTAGTAAAAACGAGTTATGTGACTACATTTAGGGATAGAATAAAAGTTAAAGCAGCTATATCACCAGTTAAAATACAAACAATAACAGAAGAAGATGGCAATACAAACTAACATATCTTTAACAAAGACACAAAAGGAATATTACCAAAGGTTTGTTAACCTAGCAGTTAATGAACAGCCACTACCGCAGGGGGATGCTACTATAAGAATATCTCCGTTTGATGATTTCTTTCTTTTTACTTTGTTCGATGAAATAGAAAATGAAGATACTCCAATTGATTTAAGTAATGTAGGAAATATTTTTATAAATTTTATTGGAACTAATGATGAAATTGATATTAAAAATCATACACAGGTAGCTGAGGTCGATTTATCTAAAGGGCAAGTATTATTTAGAATAACCAGGTCGGATAGTAAAAAGATATTAGCATTAGATAATAATAATTTTTATATTTCTACTAAAATGATTGATCCAACTGATGGATCTATTTCGGATGAGTCGGTTTTATACCAAGGCCTATGGTTAGCAGTAGGCGATGCCAACAGAACAACATTAACTTCACAGATTGAAGAACAGAGATTAGAATATAGTATTGAATTAGCAAAATTACAGGCAGAGAATCAAGCTCTTAAAAAAGAAAATTCAGAATTGGTAAATTCAGCTGAAGAAGATACCTTAACTATACAAGCATTGCAAAATAGTAATGAAGAATTAACAAATGAAATAGCAGAATTGAGTAAAGATTTAAAATCAACTAAAATAGAATTAATTAATCGTAGAGCCAAAGAAGCACAAGCATTTAGTATTAGACAAATAAAAAAGAAGCAACAAATAAGAGCTATTAAACAAGCAGCTAAAACTGCACAAACTAAATCTAAGAAAAAATCTTTTTATAAAAATGCTGCTAAGAATTTACAAAATTACACAATTGGTAGTAATAGAGTAACAGAAATTCAGGATAGGTTTGATGATAGATTTGATAGAATTAGAAGTCGGTTTGGCGGAAGATAAATTAATAAATTATGATATTAAGCGCAAGAAATAACCAATTTAAGTTTGACTTTCCTAGAACTTTTATACCTAAAGAAATAGCTGATAAATATAAGCCATTTCTTACAAGAGTTCCTGGTGGGTTAATTAAAGAACCTATTGATTATTGGAATTATGGAATACAATCTTTAAATTTACCAGGGCCTTCTTTTGATGCAGTCACTCAAGTGGACTATCCAGGTAACCAAAGAGCATTTAGGTCTAGTTTACCAAAGCAACAATTATTTGATAAGACTATGACTGTTACAATGCAGGCATTTGATGGATATGTAAATTATTGGATGGCTGTAGAAATGTTTGATTATTATTATAAATTAAGTGGCAAGCATCCATATTTACCAGAAGGTGTTGGTGTACAGATGTTAGATGCTGATGGGACTGTATTTGTAACGGTCCAACTTAAAGATATGTTTATATCTGAAGTAGGCGCGTTAGACTTAAACTTCTCTAGTAATACAATAGAGTTTCAAACATTTGATATTACGTTTGGTTATAACATCTTAGATGTTGTTGTTAACATAACCTAATATATAAACAAATAAAGAACATTAATGAAAACATTTAAAGATTATCTAATCGAGAATAAAGAAGATTCTTTAAACATAGAAGATTTATTAAATGAATCTCATGATTTAACAGAAGAGCAAGATGCTGCTATTGATTTAGCAGTAGATAGAATTCTTGAAGCTCAAAAAGAAGGCAAGAATTTAGAAGATTGTGTAGAAGAAATAATTAATGAAGGATTGCTTGGTAGCATATTTGGTGGACTTACTGGATTTGCACTAGGAAAAACTATAGGTAAAGCAGTAGCTAAAGTATTAGGTGTTACTAAAGGTGCTCTTTATGATTTATTAACCTCACGTCTTGTAGGTGCTGCGCTAGGTGCAGTTATCGGCAAGAGAATATAATTAGAATGATTCACATAGGAATTGATTTTTCATTAAATAGCCCTGGAGCCTGTATTGAAACAGCCGATGGCGAATATCACTTTATAACTTTTTTTAATTACGGAAATCGTATATGGGATGAAGAAGGTAGAAAAATACCTAAAGCATTCAGTATACATAAAGAATTAATTGATGATAATGCCTTATTAGGTTTTCCTTATAATAGGCAAGTTACAAGTAAAGAATTTTTACCTAGAGAGAGACAGAAGTTAGAGGATGCCGGAAATATTAGTTCACTTATGGTTAATATATTTTCAACCTTATTTGAAGGTGATAAAGTAGCGGTTGCATTAGAAGGATTTTCATATGGCTCTAAAGGTAATTCATTTATAGATATAATTCAATATAATACATTTTTAAGAAAGAAACTAATAGATAAGTACTCTATAGAAAATTTATCAGTGTTTCAACCGTCTCATGTAAAGAAGTTAGCTGGTAAAGGAAATGCTAATAAACATTATATGGCTAAAGCATTTCAAGATGATGTCCTTAATGATAAGAACTTAAGGAGCACTAAACTTTGGAAATGGACTCAAGGAAAAGACTTCAGCATTA